CTGGGGGCAAGAGTTAACCACCCCCAGGCTCTAGGTTTAAGCCCCTAGCGGCTTGTTAGAGTAATTAGGCATCAATATCCTTACATACTGCGAAAGCAGTAGGCTGGAGCAAATTAACGTCCATGTAAGAATTAAGAACAACGTTAGTCAAGCCAGCAGTAGCGCCGCTATAAGGGTCTACTGTCAACTCCATACCACCCCATGAAGCGATAGCCATTTTAGAGAAGTCTCCAAAAATCATAGCGCTCAAGTCAGAGGCAGCACCTTTAGACAAGTTAGAGGGGCACAAGGTAGTAAAGGCAGCGTTATAGCCGTTCAACTCGTTAGCACCTGAAGGCATGATAAAGTTACCTTCTACACCAGAAGCCTGGCGGGGAGTAGTTTGCAAAGCAGCTTTAACCAAGGGGTTAGTCAAGTAAGCAACACCCTCGCCGTTAGCGTTTTCTACGGCTTTCATCAAGTTGATAACGTCAGCCCAAACAACAGCAGCACCGTTAGCGTTAGTGGCGTTAGAGGCAGCTCCACCAGCGTAAGTAACATTTACAGAACCGTTGGCAATAATACCAGTAGGCTCGTTAGATCCACCACCTTTAATAGCGGCAGTTTCCAAAGATTGAGCCATAGCGTTCAAAAGCCAGTTGCGTACATAGGCATCAATAGAGTTAGAGCTCTGAAGCATCAACTGGTTAGAAACCTGAATATAAGCAGCCAAGCGCTTAGGAGAGAAGGAAACCTTACCGAAAGCAGGGCTCTTTTCGGCAGCTGTGCCGTTTTCAGTATTCCAGCCAGCGTTAGGCAAAGTAGAAGCCTGGGGAAGATCCAAGTTACCTACCAAGCCGTTCAACTGCTGAACACCCAAACCGCGCAGTACAGTCTTAGGCAGCAACACGTCGATAATGCCACCCACTTCGGTAGCGATGTTATAGCCACCCTCAGTACCAGCGGGGCTTCCACCCGTAGCGGTCATGTCACGCTTGAAAACGTCTGAAGGGATCAAAACAGAGTGAGCAGCAACGCTAACACCACTGCGCTGAAACTCGTCGGCAGCTTTGGCGCTCAATTCAGCTTCTACGCCATCTTTGCGGCCAGTAGCAGCCATTTGCAAAGCACGCTTAAAGCTAAACTTCTCGCTCATTTTGCTTACTTCTTTCTGCTCAGAGTAAGAAGATACGCCAGCCAAGTTAGCAGCTTCAGCAGCGCGAGCTTGCAACTTCTCGAGCTTCTCTACTTCAGACTTGATAGAGTCCAAACGGGCGTCAATCTCGTCCAAGCGAGCGCTCTCGCTGTCGCTCATGCTACGGGCTTCTTTTTCGATGTTGTTTTGCAGAGTCTGCAACTCGCCAATCAAGCGGCCGCGCTCTTCTTTCAATGCTTTAATTTTGTTCATTGTATTAAGTGTTTTATTTGTTTCGGTTTAATAGTTCTTATAACGGGCTAGGATTAACTTAACAACGTCAGCGCTTGCCTCGTGTTTGTCAGCCTCTAGCATTTGGCGCTCTTCAATAGCTCCTGAGCAATCGCGGGCGCTTACTGCCGTACCTTCGTAGGCTGGGTAAGTAACTGGGCTAACGTCGTAAAGCTTGCTTATTTTGTTAATAACGCGCAAACCATTTACCCCGTATTTGTCAGAAGTGCGCCACTCGCTGCCGTTCTTTTCAACGGTAAAAGCAAAAGAGCTTTGCGTAATGTCGCCTCGCATAATAGAGCGAACCCAAGAGACGTGGGTAGGGTTCTCGTAATCGGGAGTAAAAGAGTAACCAAGCTCGCCGCTTTCGGTAATAAATACCTTAGCTGTGCCGCTTGCCGTTCTGCCTAGCACCTGATTAGGGTCATGGTTGCCCAAGACTCTAACGTCGTCCTCTAGCACCTCGTTAAAGGCTCCAGCGGTTATAACTTCCTCGGCAAAGCCTAAGTCTGTGCGCTGGTCGATAACTGCGGCAACGCCTACAATTTCGGCGGGCATCTCTTGGCCTTCTACCTTTCGGGCTTCTACGGTGCCTACAAAGCTGCGGCGTTCTTTATTCGTTTCCATTTTAAGCTTGCGTGTTATTGTTATTCCCGTCGGGGTTATTGTTCTTAAAAGCTGCGCTGGTTAGCTGGTCAATTTTGGCCTGCATATAAGCGTTAATTTGCTCAGACGGCATAAGGTTAGCCTCGATTAAATAAGACTCGCCACCCTCGAAGCCGTTAGCGTCCTCAAATTGGCGGGCCTCGTTACGGCTTAACCAGCCGCCCCTTATACCCTTGTTGTAAAAGTCTGCTCTGTCGTTAGCAGTAGCACGCAGCAAGGAGTTAAAGTTAAACTTAAAGTAATAGTTAACCTTATCTGACTCAGTTAGCAACTTGCGGCGCATCTCCTGCTCAATGTTAATAGCGTAAGCCATTAAGGTACGGCTATAAAAATCTTGGTATTCCTGCTCTACGCTAGACTTAACCCCGTCTTTATTTGCCCCGATCATAGAAGCGGGCACGCCAAAAATACGGGCTACCTCTTCGGCTGAGAACTGGCGCTCTTCTAAGAACTGCGCCTCCTCTGGGCTCATGCTAAGCTTTTCCATAGCAACGCCAGCGGGTAAAACAGTAGAGCGGGCAGAGCCATTAATAACGTCGTCTAAGCTCAGTTTTAAGCCTTGTGCTTGCTCTGGCTTAATTTGGTGCTCAGACTTAAGCAAAAATTTAAGGGTTCCGTTCTTGTAAACGTCGCCGCTTGCACGAATAGCCGCCAGGTCAACGCCCAAGGTTTCGGCGTGAATTTGCACGGGGCTCTTGCCCTCTAGTGGGTTATCAAAACAAAGGCCCTTAAAGTGCAGCATATCAACAGCGGGCACTAGGTTAGGAAAGTTCGGAAGGCTGACCTTGTAAAATACCTGGCCATCACTCAAGACGGGCTTAACGAACTCGGCGCTTATTGGGTGAAGCTCCACGCCAATAAAACGCACGTCGCGATTGATAAAAGCGTAAGCGTTACCTCTAAGCGCAAGCTGGGCCACCTGGTACTTTAAAAAGTCAAATTTTGTTTGATAAGGGTTAGGCTCGTTAACCAAAGCGCTAGCGTAGTGAGCTCGAGCTACTCGCTTGCCGTTGTCTGTCTCTTCGTAAAGCTTAAGATCAAGAGTTGCCAAGCCGTCAGAGATAACCCTAACACAAGCATGGACCGAAGCAATACTTAGAGCTGTGCGAGTATTAACTGCCTGACCGCTAGAGGTCTGGGCTCCGAAAACGTTCGTTAAAGAGTTTATAAGCCACTCAGCAGGGGCGCTTAACGTGCTCCGTTTTTCTAGGCGGCTAGGGCTAAAAAGCCTTTTAAGGCTAAACTGCATACGGCGAAATTACTTAAGGAGGTTAAAACGCTTGCAACAAAGTAGCCCTTACCTGTTCTCTTTTAGCCATCTGCTTAGGGTTGATCTAAATACCCCGTAATCCTTAAAGCGTCTGCGGTTAAAGATAGCCATGTATCGGGCCTCAATTTTCTCGTAAGCCTCTGCGTAGGTTGCAGAGTTTGGTAGCTCCTTATAAAACTCTTTTATAAAGTCGTCTTTAAAAGTTAGCCAAGCGTCGGTACGTATTGCCATAATTTATATTTTAATATACCAAAATTCGTTATTCTCATTTTTAGCGGCCTCCTGCATATAAGTTCCCAAAGCCATTACTATACTTACGGGCCCGTCTACCTTGTCGCCGCTCTTTGCCTTATCTATTTTAACGTTATCGCTAGGGTCTCGTTTAAGTAGTACGTTGCTCATCTGCCAGCGTGTTACTGGGTTGTTGCCGTGCTTTATGTTTTGAGTTTTAACCAAGCGCTCGAGCTCCTTAGTCGGGGCGCTCATAGATACAAAGCCTTGGCCAAAGGGGTACATAGTGAGGCCCTCGTTTTGCAGCTCTATAATTAGCTGGCTTGAGTTAAAGCGGTCAAAAGCCACGTCTTTAATATCGAAGCGCTCGGCTAAGTCTATAATATCTGCCTTGATAAAAGCGTAATCGGTTACGTTGCCCTCTGTTTCAATTATAAGCCCTTCACGTACCCAGGAGCGCACGCTTTCGCCTACTGCGTCGGTTCTACGCTTTACAGCTTCTTCAGGCAAATAATAGCGGGTAACGACGTGGCCGCTTTCTGGGAAGTACAAAGAAAAGGCGCAGAAGTCGCTAGCGCTTGCAAGGTCAAGCCCGCCGTAGCACTCTCGGCCCTCTAGCTCTGAATACTCGAAAGGCTCTCCGCAATTTGCCCAAGTTGCGTCTGCTATCCAAGTTTGGGCCGTATCTGTCCAAACGTTTAAAAGTTTAGTCTTAAACTCTACCTCTTTGTGCGTTAGCTCCTTGGCTTCGTTAACCGCCTGCTCTAGTTTTTTAGGGTAAACGCTTACGCCCCAGTTAGGGTTAGCCTTTGCCCATGTTTTCGGGTCTGTCCAGTTGTCGCCAGGATCTAACGAGTAAATAACAGTAAAAAGAGCTTCGTCTGCTATTTGCCCGTCT